TCGCCGCCAACCCCTACCTGTCCATGCAGGCCATCGCCATGGACGACGCCGGCGCCAGCGTGGCGGCCACCGGCACCATCACCATCACCGGCCCGGCCACGGCCGCCGGCGTGGTGACCGCCCAAATCGGCGACATGCTGGTGCAGATCGCCGTGGCCTCGGGCGACGCCCAGAACACCATCGCCGCTAACCTGAAGGCCCAGTTCGACAAGCAGCCGGATCTGCCGGTCTCGGCGACCGTGGCCACCAACGTGGTGACCCTGACCGCCAAGAACAAGGGGACGCTCGGCAACGGCATCAAGGTCAGCTCCACGGTCACCAACGGCATCGGCGTCACGGCTGCTGTCGTCGCCATGGCCAGCGGCGCCACCGACCCGACCCTGGCCACGGCGCTGGCCACCGTGTTCGCGGCTGGCCACAACATCATCATCACGCCCTGGAACGACGCCACCAACCTGACGGCGCTGCGCACCCACCTGGACAACGCCGGCGGGCCGCTGGAGCAACGCGGCGCCATCGGGGTCTATGCCCACGTCGGCACCGTGTCGACCGCGACCACCCTGGCCGCTTCGGTCAATGGCGGGCGCCTGACCTGCGCGCTGCTGCCGAGCTGCTACGAGAACGTCTTCGAGCTGGCGGCGGCCTACGGCGCCGTGATCGCCAGCGAGGAAGATCCGGCGCGGCCGCTCAACACCCTGGCGCTCACCGGCATCTCGGCGCCGCCGCAGACTTCCTGGCTGGATCGTGTCTCGGTCGAGAACTGCCTGTGGAACGGCGTCACGCCGCTGACCATCGGCCCGGGCAACAAGGTGCAGATCGAGCGCGCCATCACCACCTACACGCTCGACCCGCAGGGCATCCCCGACATCTCGCTGCTCGACCTGACCACGATCCGCACCCTGGACTACGTGCGCAAGGCCGTCCGCGAGCGCATCGCCCTGCGCTTCCCCCGCGAAAAACTGTCCGAGCGCACGGCCGCCAAGGTCCGCTCCGAGATCCTGGACGTGCTCTACAAGCTCGAAGAGCTGGAGATCGTCGAGAACGTGGTAGCCAACGCCGCCGGCGTGATCGTCGAGCGGGATCTGCAAGACCCCAATCGCCTCGACGCCAAGATCCCGTGCGACGTGGTCAATGGCCTGCACGTCTTCGCCGGTCGCATCGACCTGCTGCTGTAACGGCCTCGCGTTAATAGAAAGGAACCGCAATGGCACTTCAAGAGTACCTGGGCGCAATCGTCATGGAGATCGACGGCAAGGAAGTCGAGATCGAGAGCCTGGACGTCACCTTCAAGACCGGCCGCAAGCTGGTCAAGACCATGAACAAGACCGGCCGGGCCAAAGGCTTCGCCAAGGGAATCGGCGAGTATGACCTCAAGGTCACGGCGGTGATTCCGGTCACCGGCGACATCGACTGGGCCGGCATCGAAGGCTCCAAGATCACCATCTACCCGCTGACCACCGGCGGCAAGCGGACCAGCTACCTGGACTGCTTCACCACCGACGTCGGCAACAAGTACGTCACGGACGGCGAAGCCAAGCGCGACCTCTCCATGATCGCCCTGCGCGAGGTGGTTGAATGAGCGGACTACTCGCCCGCCTGAAGGCCGGCCGCGCTGCGGTCGGCCAGGTGACCGTCGATGGCGTTACCTTCGGCCTGCGCCTGCTGACCGAACAGGACTACCTGGCCGCCCAGATCGCGACCGAGGCAGCGATGCGGGAGGCTGGCATGGAGCTGTCCGTGTCGACGGCGGAAGCCTTCGAGGCGGAGAAGTCCAGCCAGCTGCTGGTGCGGGCGCTGATCGACCCGGCCAACAGCCAGCCGGTGGCCGAGACCGCCCAGGCACTCCGGGAGGCCACCTATCGCGACCAGCAGGCCAGTCTGGTCAACGCCTACCTGGCGCATGAGAAGACGTTCTCGCCCTCCGAGCGCACCCTGACGGACGACGAGCTGTCGGCGCTCCTGGAAGAGGTAAAAAAAAATCCCGAGACGATGCTTTCGAGCGTTTCAAATATCGACACGCTGAAAAGGCTTATCACTGTTTTGGTGTCCCCGCCTGCGAACTGACCGACGGTCAGTGGCTTTGGCTGCTGGGCATGGCGGCCGCCGAAGCCGAAGCGGAATCTAGGGCGCGGCGGGGGGCAGAGGGCGACGGCGAGACGAAGCGTTACCGATCCACCCGGCGCTCCAAGCCCACAGCGCCAGCAGCATCGAAATGACCTGGCAGGCGCCGATGACCAGTTTTTCGACCAGCCAGAGCACAGCCAGCACTCCCCCGAAAACCACGTCGGGCAGGAACACGGCGGCGACCAGAAGCAATAGGCACATTTCGAGCATAAGGCCAGTATAGATCATGAGCGCCAACCTCAACATCGCCCTGTGGCTGCGCCTGTATGGCAACGATGCAGCCGCCGCCGGCATCCGCCGATTCACCGACACGGCCAAGCATGGCTTCGGCCAGGTCAGCGCCAGCGTCAAGCAAGCCTGGCAGGATCTGAACGGCTTCTCGACCGCCTCCAAGCTGCTCGTCGCCGCCGGCGGCATGAGCCTGGTCAAGAACGCCATCGACGCCAACCTGGAGTTCGAGAAGAAGCTCCTCGAAATGAAGCAGCTGGCGGAGATGACCCAGGCCCAGGCGGCGGAGATGCGCAAGGCCGCCATCGACAAGGCCACCGATCTGCTGGCCACGCCCCAGGACATCGCCGAGGGGATGCGTACCCTGGCCAACGCCGGCATGAAGTACGAGGCGATTGCCGGGACCATCGAAGAGGCCGCCCGGGCCGCTCTGGCCTTCCGCTCGACGATCACCGACATCGCCAACATGGACTTCGACATCCAGCAGAAATTCCATGTCGATCCCTCGCGCATGGCGGCCATGCACGACATGCTCTACTACCACTCGAAGCAGGGCCGCTTCGAGGCGAAGAGCCTTTCCACCTACGCCCCGGAGTACCTGAACGAGATGGCCCGGGTCGGCATGGGCGGCGAGAACGCCCTCAACTTCGCCGGCGCGCTCACCCAGGTGATGCAGAAGATCAAGCCGGCCACCCAGCCGGGCGAGGTCTCGACCCTGATCAAGCACGGCCTCGGGCACATCACGGACAAGATGTACGTGAAGCACATCAAGGACGCCACCGGCATCGATGTCCAGAAGTTCATGCCCAACGGCAAGTTCTACGGCGAAGGCGGCGTCGACGGCATGCTCGACCTGGCCAAGGCGTTAAAAGCCAAGGGCCTCGACAACCCCTTCAAGATGTCGCAGGCCGGCTTCCGCGACCAATACACGCGGGACTTCTGGCTGCAGATGATCAAGTCCATCGACGAGATCCAGGAGCAGATGAAACTCGCCGAGGGCGCGGCCGGTAACGAGACGCTCAACAAGGACGTCAGCGAGATCAAGCGCAGCAACTTCGGCCGGGTCATGAAGGGCAAGATCCAGGGCGAGAAGGCCAAGCTCGGCGAGGGGGTCACCCAGGGCGCCGACTGGTACGGTCGGATGAGCGAATACTTCGCCGACCATTCCGGCCAGATGATGGCCGGTGGTGCTGGCTTGCTTGGCCTTGGCATGGCGTGGCGCTACAACAAGAACCGCAAGGCTCGGCTCGGCGCTGAGGCGCAGGCCAAGGCCCTTGGCGCCGGCGCTGGTGTGCAGCAGGTCTTCGTCACCAACTGGCCAGGCAGCCTGGGCGGTGGCGCACCGGGCGTACCTGGTGCTGGTGGCGTGCCGGGTGGCATGGGGCCGAACGATGGCCCGCAGCGGCCGCAGAGCAAGATGGGCAAGGCGCTGGGCGCCGCCGGCAAGGGCCTGGGCGCGCTCGCGGCTGGCGCTACCGGCTGGGAGCTGGGGTACAACGTTATCGGGCCGGTGCTTAACGAAGGCATTAACGCCCTGGTGTCGGCGGTGACCGGCCGCGACAACACCCTGGGCGGGATGATTTACGACTTGCTCCACAAGGAACAGGAACCGGTCAAGGTCGAGCCGATCAAGGTCCAGGTGTCGGTGCAAAACGGGAACATCACCGCCCAGGTGCAGGAAGAGACCAAGCGACAGGGTCGGCGTAACTGACGATGCCTTGCTACGTGATCTACGACGAGAAGCGCAACCCGGTCGGCCACATTTGCGGCAGGCTCGGCCAGCACTGTGCCGATTGCGGAGATGTCGGAACGAACCTCTGTGACTTCCCTGTAGGGGATGGCAAAACCTGCGACAGGGCAATTTGCGACTTCCACGCCCACGAAGTAGCGCCGAATGTTCATTACTGCGGTGCGCACCATGCCGAGTGGCAAGCATTCCGCGATGCTGGCGGCGTGAAACGTGAACTGGAAAACGTCGTGCCTTTTCCCACGAAATAGCCGTCACGGCGGAAACCTTTCCGCCTAATCCGGCCTTGCGCGCGCGCGTAACCTGCGCGTCATGGCCTGGTCTGAATCCCTCCTCGATTGTTCGTTTCGCGGCTTTGTCTTCGACGTCCTCAAGACTGAAGACAGTGCCGAGCGTTCCACTGCCGAGCACGCTTACCCCTACCTAGATGGCTCCGACATCGAGGATCTGGGGCGCGGTGCTCGGCATGTGTCCGTCGAGGCAATTTTCTGGGAGGGGCTGGCCAGCCAGGGCGGCGGCAACAGCGCCAAGGTTAGCGGCTACGAATCCAGCCTGCGCGACTTCCTGAAGGTGCTCGACCAGGCTGGCGCCGGCGAGCTGATCCACCCGGTCTTCGGTTCCATGCTGGTCCAGGTTCATCGCTACCAGGTGCGCCATGAGGCGGAAGGCGTCGATCAGTGCTCGGTGCACGTCGAGTTCATCGAGACCAGCGGCTCGGACAAGCCCTTCTTCGAGCGCAGCCTGGCCTCCCAGAAGGTCGATCTGATCTCCTACCGGAGCGGCATCGCCCGTACCGCCCTGGGTAGCGCCCTGGCCAACCTGATCGACACCCTGCGCAACTCCAGTCCGCTCGCAGCGCTCAACAGCCTGCGCCAGGAGATGCTGGGGCCGATCCTGGCCACCATGTCCGACGTCCAGGGCGTGCTGCTGTCCGGCCTCGACGTCCTGAATTACCCGCGTGCCTGGGTCAATGACATCTCGTCGATTGTCGACGGCGTCCTCGATCTGAAGGACTTCGGCACCAACCTGATCGCCGACTGGAAGTCGGTGGGCAACGTGCTCAGCCTGTTCGACGTTTTCAGCAGCAGCGGCAGCAGCGCCCCGACGCAGATCCGCGCTGGCGCCACGCCGAGCGAGGCCCAGGCGGTGGCCGCTACCCAGGCGCACCTGGCGGCCAGCACGGCCATCGGCATGGCGAACGCGGCCGGCCTGGTACTCGCCGCTGAAGCCGATCCGCAGCATGGCCCGACCCTCTCGCCGCCCGAGATCGATAGCGTGGTGGATGACGCCCGCACCCGCATCGAGGCGGCCATCGCCGCGATCCGCGCCATCTATCCGCTGGAGACGGCCCGCACGATCACCGAGCCGATGAAGGACCAGGCCCTGGCGCTCCAGGAGGCGGCCCGGGCCATCATCGAGGCGCGCCCGCCGCTGATCCAGAAGACCGTCGAAGCGCCCGGCAACCTGCGCCTGGTAGCCCACCAGTGGTACGGCGACCACACCCGCGCTCCGGAGCTGGCTCGCCTGAACCCCAGCCTGCGTCTGCCCAACAACCTGCAGTTTGGAGACGTGCTCAATGCCTACGCCGTCTGACACCAAGATGCGGCTGCTGGTCGGCGGCCAGTACCACGAAGACTGGGAGACCTACGATGTCGATTCCGACCTGCTGATCCCGTCCGACGCCTGGCGCGTGACGCTCGGCTTGCGCCAGGGCGAATTGCCGCCCGAGGCCAGCGCCGGCGCTCCCGTCGAGGTGCGGATCGGCGACGAGCGGGTGATGACCGGCCGGGTCGATGACGTCACGCATCGCGTCAGCAAGCGCGAGCACACCTTTGCGCTCTCCGGTCGGGACAAGGCAGCCGACCTGGTTGATTGCTCGGCACCAATCTTCACGGCGCGCCAGGCGACGCTGAAGGAGATCGTCGCCAAGCTAACCAAGAATTTCGGGATCACCAAGATCCGGATCGACGCCGATAGCACCCGCACCCGGGAAAAGGTCAATGTCGAGCCGGGCGACACCGCCTGGGACGCCCTGGCGCACGCGGCCGAGGCCAATGGCCTGTGGCCGTGGTTCGAGCCTGATGGCACCCTGGTGATCGGCGGCCCGGACTACAGCAAGCCCGAGGTGGCCACGCTGATCCTGCGCCGCAGCGGCAAGGGCAACAACGTCGAGTCGCTGGAGGTGCACAAGTCCATCGCCGAGCGTTACTCGCACCTGACCGTGCTTGGTCAGACCCACGGCACCGCCCAGGAGGAAGGCAAGCACGCCATCGGTGCTGTCTTCAAGGACATGGAGATGGTGGCCATTGCCTACCGTCCACGGATCGTTGTCGACCATGAGTCCGATAACGCCGGCGTGGCCGAGGACCGGGCGCGCAAGCTGATCGCCGATTCCAAGCTCAAGGGCTTCATGTTGACGGCCCGTATCAAGGGCCATGCCATCGTCGCCCCAGGACAGGAATCCGACGGGAAGCTCTGGGCACCTGGCCAGCGCATCCATGTCATCTCCGAGCCGCACGGCCTGGACGCCACTTATTTCCTGCTCGGCCGGCGCTTTACCGGCGGCCGGCATGATGGCCAGATGACCGAGCTGCGCCTGGTCGAGGATGGCGTCTGGGTGCTCGATGCCCATCCCCACAAGCGCAAGCACCGGCGCGGCAAGAACTGGATCGAGCAGGGCTACATCAACGATGGGGGGACGGCCGAATGATCACCACCATCGACGCCCGCATCCGCCGCGCCCTGGGGCAGATTCGCCTGGCCTTCCGGGGCAAGGGCGGCGCCATCAACACCGCCGCCCCGGTGCAGCTTATCGACGGCGAGGGCCTCAAGGACGAGCCGATCCGTGGCAACGAGCTGATGCAGCACTACGGCTTCACCAGCACGCCGCCGGCGGGCTTCATGTACGTGGCCGTGCCGGTCGGCGGCAAGACCGCCCACGCCGTCATGGTGGCCACCGAGCATGGCACCTACCGGATGAAGGGGCTGAAGACTGGCGAGGTGGCCATCTACACCGACGAGGGCGACAGCATCGTTCTCAAGCGCGGCCGGCTGATCGAGGTCACCACCCAGACCCTGCGGATTAACACCCAGGTGATGGAGGTCAATGCCTCCAGCAAGATCGACCTCAATACGCCGATGGTCACCTGCAGCGACCAGGCTACCGTCCAGAAGCGTCTGACCGGCAACGGCGGGCTGACGATCACCAACGCCAGCGGCACCGGCGGCTCGTCTTCGATTGTCGGATCGCTCAGCCAGACCGGCGGCAGTTTCACCTCCGACACGGATGTCGTGGCCAACGGAATCAGCTTGCATGGCCACCATCACAACGGCACGCAACCCGGCTCTGGGAACACGGGGACACCAGTATGAGCGACGCCCTGATCGACCCCGTTGCCCGCGACTACATCGTCGCCAATGGCACCCCGACCCGCGACCCGGCCGCCGGCCTGGCCAATGCCGTCTATCTGCGCCTGATGACGCCCCTGGGCAGCTACTGGGCCGATCCGACCCTGGGCAGCCGGCTGCATGAACTGCAGCGCGAGAAAGACAAGTTGCGAGTGGCCGTCCTGGCCAAGCAGTACGCCGAGCTGGCCCTGGCGCCGCTGATCGCCGATGGCCGCGCCACCCAGATCGTCGTCGCCACCGAACAGCCCGGAAACGGGCGCTTGCATCTGCTGATCGAGGTCACCGCCGCCAGCGGCGAGCGCCTGACCTTCAAGCACCCCGTTAAAGTCCTGTGAGGCCCGTTAATCCATGCCATTTGTAACGCCCGACTACCAGGCTATCCGCGATGCGATCCTGCGCGACATTGCCAACCAATTGCCCGGTGCCAACACCGCCAGCGATGGCGACTTTGCCATCCGCGCCAACGCTACCGGCGCGGCCATCGAGGGCCTGTACCAGCACCAGCAGTGGGTCGTCCGGCAGATGCTGCCGGACACGGCGGATTCCGACTACCTGGAGCGCTGGTGTCGGCTGTACGGTCTGACCCGCAAGCCTGCGGCAATGGCCACCGGTACCATCATATTCAATGGTACCGTCGGCAGCGTCATCCCTATCGGTACGGAGTCGAAGACCTCCAGCGGGGTAAACTTCGCGACAACAGCTGCCGGAACCATCGGCGCGGGCGGTACGACCACAGTCGCTGCTCAGGCCGTTTTGGCGGGTTCGGCTAGCAACCAGACTGGCGGCAGCGCACTGACCCTTACTGCTGCGCCATCTGGAATCCAATCCCAAGCCACAATTGCCATCATGACCGGCGGCATCGATGTGGAAAATGATGCCAGTCTACTGAACCGACTTCTGGCCCGCATTCGCTTGCCGCCCTGTGGCGGTGCAGCCCACGACTACCTAGCCTGGGCCAGCGAAGTAGGCGGTGTCGATGGTGCCTGGGTGTATCCGCTACGTCGCGGCATGGGTACCGTAGATATGATCATAACGACAGCAGAAGGCCTGCCATCTGCGGACCTGATCTCCGCTGTCCAGGCGCACATCGACAGCGTTCGCCCGGTCACGGCCGACGCCCGGGTGTACGGCCCGACGCCGGTGCCAGTTGCGATCACTGGCACGCTCGCGGTAGCGCCCGGCTACGTCCTAGGCCAGGTCGTCGCGTCGATCCGTACGGTGCTCGCTAAGTACTTCGCGAGCCTGGCGCCAGGAGAAACCGTCTATTTCTCACGGCTGGCGGCGGTGATCTCGGCCGTCCCCGGTGTCGTCGATTTCATACTCTCCGCTCCGGCGGCCAACGTCGCTACCAGGGTCGATGCTACCCATCTAGAGATCGCGACACTCGGCTTGGTGACATTCACGCTATGACGCATGCCAATTTGCTCAAAGCGCTGCTACCGACCGCGAGCCTAGACCCAGCAGCTCCGGTCCTTTCGGCTGAACTTAATGCCGATGGTGCGGCGCTCGATGAGGCGCAGATGATCGCTGGCGTGCTACTCGACGAGATGGACCCAAGCGCGACGCAAGAGCTCCTGACCGACTGGGAGCGTGTGGTCGGCCTGCCGGACGCCTGCGCGCCTCTCGCAACGACCATGCAAGAGCGACGGATCGCGGTGATTGCGCGACTCGCCGCTCTGGGTGGGCAGTCTCGCGAATTCTTCGTTGGCGTGGTCGAACGCCTCGGCTACACAGCAGAGATTGATGATTTCCCCCCGTTCCGTGCCGGCCAGTCGGCTGCTGGCGACCAGCTGACCAACGAAAACTGGCTGTTCTGGTGGATGGTCCGGGTGCCCGAGACCAAGACCTATGAGTTCAAGGCCTACTGGTCAGCGGCTGGCGAACCTCTGCGCCACTGGGGAGACCAGCTTCTGGAGTGCGCTATCAACAAGCTCAAGCCCGCCCACACAGCGGTTACTTTTCATTACGGGAGATAATTTATGTTTCGAATCGACGGCCCCGGCGCGACGCCGGACAACAAGTTTACTAAGGGCGACCCGGCCGGTGGTGTCCAGGCAACGACGGTGACGGACGAGTGGCTCAATGCCGTGCAGGAGGAGCTGGCGGCTGCCATCGAGGGGGCCGGAATCCCCCTCGTCAAAGGAGATGTTAACCAACTGGCAGATGCCATTGCGGCACGCGCTGCGCAGGTATTTTCCCCTTCGACTGGTGCTGGAATCGTCGGATTCAAGCAAGCTGGGGCCGGCGGCATGGCAAGCACGGTGGCAGGGAAACTCAATCAGATTGTCACCCCGATGGACTACGGCGGAAGCAACGATGGCGCTGATGACACCACTCCAGTCACCCGTACCGCCCAGCGCGCCACGTCGGCCAAAGTGCCTGCTTTGATCCCGCGCAACACTAAGCATGGCTATGCCATCGTGGGCACCGAGCGCATTCCCACAGTTTACTCCTTCAATAGCGAGGTGGACTTTCTGGGCAAGTTTGCCTACAACCTCTATCGGGGCATTGCAGTGGTGATTGATTGCTACGGCGACAGCACCTACGTCGGTGCTGACCCAGCGCTTGGTCTAGGCACCACCGCAGTACCAGCCCCCATGCAGCTGCAGAACGTCCTGCGCGACTACTACCGTAACACCTCTGCTACCGTCAACAACCGTGCTATTAGTGGCACAAACTCCACCCAGATGCTGGCTGGTACCGACGGTAGCGGACAGACTTTTGAGGCTCGCGTAGCGGCAAACGCCGGGACACACGTCATCTTCTGCAACCACTGCATTAACGACGTGCAGCTTGACACGCCGGCAGACGTGTACAAATCGAACCTCATCAAGATCGTTGAAATCGTGCGCAAGTATGGAAAAACCATTGTATTGGAGACGCCTAATCCGTATTACGCGTGGGCTTCTTATGGAAATGGGTTCCGTAACGCCGAAGGAGTAAAACTTTTCGCCGGAATCATGCGACAGGTTGCACGGGAAATGGGCGTCCCGTTGGTGGATAACTACAGCCTGTGTGAGGCCTATATCGCCGCCGGAAACGGGGCCGGCGTGTTCATCCCTGACGGCGTTCACCCTACAGCTTTCGGTTACAAGTTCAAGGGCACCAACATGGCCCAGGTGTTGATCGCTCCGGAGGTCATCAACCTCGATAGCCAGTACATCATGTCGTCTTCGCCAGCCATCTGCGACTCCAATGCTGGTGCCGTCTTTGTGAGCGCGTCGGTGTCCAAGTCTGGCTACTACCGCCAGGTCGCAGGCAGCAACTCGCTTCGCGTGGCTTTTCTGGTAACCAAACCAGGCTATGACCTCTACGTCGCGCACCCTGTGTGGTCATCCGGTTCAAATGGCGTTGTAGTAAAACTCGACGCCGTCGACACCGGTGCTAGGCTGAACCAGTATCACCCTGGCGTCACAGATTCTGCCCACATCGGCATCGACTACGAGACTGTGGTGGTTGAGCAGCTCCAGCCCGGCTTCCACACCATCAGCCTAGAATGGCCTGCGGACAATGGCCTTGGCCAAAATGGTGGCGGCATCAACTACTTCCGCTTGCGCCAGACAAAGCTGGGAGTGACTACACGCGGCTCCTTCAACGGTGCCTCCCAGCCAAACCCCAACGACAACCGACGCAAGTTGTTGTGGGACAAGCAGGAGCTTGTTGGCAACGGCGTAGCCGGTAACTTTGGGATCGTGCTCTTTGACGATACGTGCTACAGCAATAACCTCAGAACTCTGGAGTTTGAGTTCTCGGCTGCATTGAACAAAGGGGAGTTTCTCGTACTTGGCGGTTGGACATCTGGACCAGCCAGCGGAGCCGGTAACGTTATGGCACGCCCGGGCGTGCTTGTTGGTCTCGATACCACGAGCGGTAAGCTGACGGTCTACGAAGACAATGGCGCGGTGAGCGGTGCTTTCCTCTCGACGGTTGGCCAGGGAGCAACTGACTTGTCCGGGGTTTCCCACACCTACTACATCTCGTGGCGGCCGAACGGCACTATCGCGGTATATGTTGACTCCGCTAATGTTGGTACATACACGCTCAGCTATCCGTGGCGCGGCGGCCGTCTCGGCATAGCAAAGGACAATACCGTTGGGGGCGCTATGGCTATCACCAAGCTCTACGAGTTGCAGCGATTCTGATCGGCAATTGAAAGAAAGAGCTACTTGGTGACAATGATTTTTTCCAATCCAGCCAACCCCATCATTCCGTGGCTCGGCGGCAAGCGCCGCCTGGCAGACCGGCTTATCCCCTTGTTTCCGCCCCATGAGTGCTACGTCGAACTGTTCTGCGGTGGTGCCGCCCTCTACTTTCGCCGGCCGGTGGCGGCATCCGTCGAGGTGCTGAACGACATCAACGGTGAGCTGGTCAATCTCTACCGCGTCGTGCAGCACCACCTGGAGGAGTTCGTCCGCCAGTTCAAATGGGCGCTATCCTCGCGTCAGGTGTTCAAGTGGCTCCAGGACACCCGGCCGGAGACCATGACCGACATCCAGCGGGCGGCCCGTTTCTTTTACTTGCAGCATCATGCGTTTGCAGGAAAGGTTTCCGGGCAGAGCTTCGGCACAGCGACCACGGCCCCTACGGTAAATCTCCTGCGGATCGAGGAGACACTCTCGGCAGCACACCTACGCCTGGCATCCGGCACTACCGTCGAGAACCAGCCGTGGCACGAATGCCTGGCTAGGTACGACCGCCCCCACACCTTCTTCTATGCCGACCCGCCGTACTGGGAGACTGAGGGCTATGGCGTCCCGTTCCCCTGGGAGCAGTACGAGCTGCTGGCCAAGGCGATGCGGACCTGCAAGGGAAAGGTGATGCTCTCGATCAACGATCACCCAGATATCCGGGCCTGTTTCGGCGGGCTGAACATGCACGAGCTAGACATCAAGTACAGCGTGGCCAACAACCAAGGCAAGCCGAAGGAAAGTGGAGAACTGGTCATCACGAACTATGAGCCGCAGCTGATGGGCGGGCTGTTCTGAGTGGTTAAAAGGGCGTTAAAAAAGCCCCTTTCGGAGCTGCGGCAGGTAGGCATTAACGGTGCGCGGCCGGTCAGGTAGGCTGCGCCCGTGGTTAGGCCGGATTTTCGCGGTGTGAGGCAGTGACAAAAAAAGCGCAAAACAGTGCCAAAATGGGAGCGCGCTTACAAGTGGGAATACATCGAGTCACCGTCGGGTCGCAATCGAACATAGCTTAAGTTGATAAGCCCTTGGGGGACGAAACCCAGGGGCTTCTAGTTTTGAACGTTCGCGTGAGACTACATTCTGGTCACTCAGGAGTGCGATTAACAGTGACACCAGGAATAGCCGCAGCAGAAAAACAAAAGGGCCAGCCTAGGCTAACTCTTTGGTATTCAATGATTTCATTGGTGCGAGCGGAGGGTTTCGAACCCCCGACCCCCGCCGTGTGAAGGCGATGCTCTACCCCTGAGCTACGCTCGCGACCTGCAAAATCAGCTACTTAACTATTGCAACAAAGGCCCACCGGCACATTGTTCTCTCGTCGCTCGTCTCAAGCGATACGCCAGCGCAGAACAAGCTACTGGATTCGAGAGGCGCGCATTTAACCATAAGTCGCAAAGCAGGTCAAACGCGGCTCGGATAGAATACTGCCTTTGTTTCTGAATAGATTCCGCACCCCATGACGCCAGTTCGCACCCGTTTTGCCCCCAGCCCCACCGGTTACCTTCATATTGGCGGCGCTCGTACCGCCCTCTTCTCCTGGGCCTTCGCCCGCCGCCACGGCGGCACCTTCATCCTGCGCATTGAGGATACCGACGTCGCCCGCTCGACGCCCGAGGCCGTCCAAGCGATCATCGATGGCATGCAGTGGCTGGGCCTGGAACACGACGAAGGTCCGTTCTACCAGATGCAGCGCATGGACCGCTACAAGGAAGTGATCCAGCAGATGCTGGCCGATGGCAGCGCCTACTATTGCTATACGACGCGCGAGGAACTGGATGCCCTGCGCGCCCAGCAAGAAGCCAACAAGGAAAAGCCGCGCTACGACGGACGCTGGCGCCCGGAAACCGGCAAGACCCTGCCGACGCCGCCGGCCGACGTGCCGCCGGTGATTCGCTTCAAGAATCCAAAGACCGGCGTCGTCGCCTGGAACGACCAGGTCAAGGGCCATATCGAGTTCGCCAACAGCGAACTCGATGACCTGATCATCGCCCGCGCCGATGGCACGCCGACCTACAATTTCTGCGTCTGTGTCGACGACTGGGACATGGGCATCACCCACGTCATTCGCGGCGACGACCACGTCAACAACACACCGCGCCAGATCAACATCCTCCTAGCGCTCGGTGCCGAAGTACCGACCTACGCCCATCTTTCGATGATTCTCGGTGACGACGGCGCCAAGCTCTCGAAGCGCCATGGCGCCGTCTCGGTCATGCAATACGATGAAGACGGCTTCTTGACCGAAGCCGTAATCAATTACCTGGCCCGCCTCGGCTGGTCGCACGGCGACGATGAGGTCTTCTCGCGCCAGCAGTTCGTGGAATGGTTCGACCTCGACCACATCACTGCCTCGGCCGCCCAGTTCAATACAGAAAAGCTGCTTTGGCTGAATCAGCACTACATGAAGCAAATGCCGGTCGCCGACTTGGCAGCAAGGGTTCAAACCCGGCTCGCTGCGCGCGGCGTCGATACTGCCTCCGGCCCAGGCCTCGAAAATGCCGTCGCACTCTATGTCGATCGATGTAACACGCTGAATGTGCTGGCCGATGCTGTCGAAGTCTTCTATACGCACGTCGCACCGAATCCGGAATTGCTCGCCCAGCACCTGCCGGAAGAAGCCAAGCCGGCCCTGGCCGATTTCGCTGCCGGCATCGCCACGGTAGCCTGGGAAGCACCGGCCATTAATGCGCTGATCAAGGAGACCGTTACCAAACACGGCCTGAAAATGCCGAAACTGGCCATGCCTTTGCGCGTCATCCTGACCGGCCAGGCGCAGACGCCTTCGGTCGACGCAGTGATCAAACTGATAGGTCGGGATAAGGTCGCGGCCACCCTGGCGCAAAATATCTAAAAAAACGAAGAAGGCCTATTTACAAGGATCGCCGAGGTCCCTATAATGCGGCCTTCTTTCGCGGCGGGGGTATAGCTCAGCTGGGAGAGCGCTTGCATGGCATGCAAGAGGTCCGCGGTTCGATCCCGCGTACCTCCACCAAAGTGCGAAAGAAGTTGGTCCAGGGTCCCCATCGTCTAGAGGCCTAGGACACCGCCCTTTCACGGCGGTAACCGGGGTTCGAATCCCCGTGGGGACGCCAAGAATTTTGGCAGTAAGGTTTTAGTAGTTTGGAGTGGTAGTTCAGTTGGTTAGAATACCGGCCTGTCACGCCGGGGGTCGCGGGTTCGAGTCCCGTCCACTCCGCCAATATTTGAGACCGGATTAATCCGGTTTTTTTATCAGGTTGCCGCAGTCTGGCAGCCTGGGCTGAAAAGCCAAAGTTGGTTCGGCTGTCTCTCGAATGGGGGTATAGCTCAGCTGGGAGAGCGCTTGCATGGCATGCAAGAGGTCCGCGGTTCGATCCCGCGTACCTCCACCAGACACCGAACTGACAGTTGTGGTTGTAACGTCCGGGTCCCCATCGTCTAGAGGCCTAGGACACCGCCCTTTCACGGCGGTAACCGGGGTTCGAATCCCCGTGGGGACGCCAAGAATTTTGGCAGCAAGGTTTTAGAAGTCCGGAGTGGTAGTTCAGTTGGTTAGAATACCGGCCTGTCACGCCGGGGGTCGCGGGTTCGAGTCCCGTCCACTCCGCCAACACAATGCTAGCGCCCCGCAGTATCGGATGAATACGATATTGCGGGGCGCTTTGCTTTGCTCCCCGCACACAAAGACATGGCGCACAATCGCTGCCTGAATCGCCCAACCCGGCTCGATTGAAGCATAGCGCTCCAATCCAGGAAGCTATCGCACCTTACCGGTGCAAGTCTTTATCCTTTACCCAGCTCCATATTGCTTCGGCAACATACGGAAGAACAGCT